GTGGGATATCGCCTATTTCAAGAAAGATTCCTTTTTCTGGAGAATCTGGAATAGTTCCAAACTGGTGCCACATGCCGCGGGGTACGGCTCCTGAAGCAAAAGTGGGAAGAGTTAAGGTACCTGCGGTATTGGTAATGGGGCGGCTGCCTTCATCATTAAAATTAAGCATAGGAGTTTCAAATTTAGGTTTGATGATCCATTTTTGACCAATCGGAGTATTTCGTTGTGCAATCACATTACCGAATTTATCCTTCTCTTCAAAGAACACGCTGTCCATTCCAAAAAGATTTATACTAGCACTTATTTGCATCGCATTATCGTTAATAACCTTGCCGCCATATACTGGCCATGCTAATTTTGCGCTTGGGTTGGCGTAACCCCTAATAGTTGGGCTAACATTGGAAAAGTCAGCTACCAAGGGCGTTTCGCCATTATAAAAGACTGTATCTACATTGGTCGCTTCGCCGTAATTCGGACTTTTCAGTTGGCGGCCGGCCCGGAAACCGAAGAGAGGGCACCCAGAATCAACGCGCCAATAAACAGTTTGGGTCTCTGCCAAAATCCTTTCGAGGTTATAGGATACCGACGAAGTGGGCTTGAAAATAAAGTCGACCCAGGCTTCACCGTGATAAGGTGGCGGAGAATATGCCCAGTTATATCCATTAAAACAGTCCATCGTGCCTGAAAATGCGCTACCAGAAATAAATTCCCGGGATGAACTCCCAGTTCTAAACGGCCGGCCGGCGAAAGAGGGACCGAAAGCGGTAGGGCGACTATACATTGTAAAGGTTTCGCGATATTCGGGATTATTATTGGGATCTTGAGGTACCGGATAGGAACCAGATCCATAAGATGGAGAGAAGCCGGAATAGATATCAGGATCCGTGGTAGTAATCATCTGCGCGCCAACTATGTTTTTGGCGCCGTCATTAGTCCATGGTCCAGAGCCACTCATTTCCGCGTATATCGGATAAAAGGATCCTGCATAATTACGTTCGCCCTTCATAGAGCGTCTCATTTTTAAGCGGGCGCCGTAAATGCTGCCACTTGCAAACTGTAGATCTTCTCCGATAATCCCTGACTCTAGTTTGGTGGGTTCACCATCTTTAAGATAAAATTCGGCTGTTGCTCCAAAGAAATTGCGCGCCATTAAAGTATAGGTAGTGGGAGCGTTAATGGTGCCGGCCCAGGATGCAGTGGCATAGGGGAGAGAGGCTGAGGGGTGTGCCTCCATATCTACAAATTGATTTTCTTGCAGATATTTTTCTGGCGTTATGATTCCTTCGAAGGGAATGCGCATATCAAAAAAGCTGCCAGTGTTATTCCAACCTGCTTGCTCCACTAGCGGGTATTCGTCGGCGATTTCGAGTGAACCACTAGCCTTGGCCCAGGTGGCCCATAAATCTTCAGCTTCTTCCCATTTATCACTGTCTAGCGTATTACCCGTCCAAAGTGCGTGGCGCAGGACTTTTTCAGGATCAGTTACTACCGGGAAATCTACTGCTATACCTGATTTTATTGTATTGTACAAAATTCCCGGGGCGAAGAAGGGTTGCCACAGGGGTCGAGATAGTCCAGCAACATCCCAATTTGTAGCTAACGCATAAGCGGAATATTGTCCTTGGTTGTAACTATTTTTGATACCATCAATATATGAACTTGAAAATTCCGATACCATATTCAATGTACGTTGGGCAGGCCAAAAATCTTTATAAGGATTAAATTTAATGATTGCGTGACATTCTAATTTAATCTGGGCGCCCTTTAGGCCTGAATCAGTTTTGACTTTTAAGAAGTCTTGCATAAATTCAGAATTGGTATATTCTTTAAAGAAAGAAGCTGTTCTACTATTATGCAGTGTGCCTGGGATGCCAAATGTATCGAATTTGTTTTCGTTAAACAATCCATCTTTTAAATAATCTTTTACATGATCGCTAATGCGGAACTCAGGTACGATGGCATAATCTTTAGCAACCAACCTAATTTCTTCATCAAAATCACTATAAGTGTCATACCAAGGATTAGATGCGGTAAGTTCATAGATATAAGACGCTGTGCCGGCGGGATTAGGGGCTAAGATGCCTGCTTGTGTGTTGGCTTCCCACAGCGCCTCGCCGCCAAAAACTTGGCCAAGAAGACACCCAGTGATAGGGAAAGAAGAGGTCAGCGAACCAGTTTCGGGGATCTTTACTCCTGTGGGGGATACAACCGATGTTACGCCGGCTAAGAAATGGGGGCGCGCATAAATTGCGCCGGGTATGGTGTGATCCCAAGCCACACCTCGGGCAGCTTCTTTGTGGCTTGCGGCGGGGTCCGGAGCAGCATACATATAGTGATTTTGTAATTCACCAGAAGGATCTAAAAAGCGCAGTGCCGGCAAATTAACCCCGGAGGCGGCCGGTGCGCTGGCGGTAGTCCGCGTCAAAAAATCTTGTGAGGCATCTAATAACCATGAGCTTTGGCTAATGTTTATTCCAAAACTATTGAGTCCTTGTCCGCCGCGTTGGAAATTGTTTCCACCGGGGGGAGAAACCACCGGGACAGTGGGGGCCCCTAGAGAACCAGTTATAATTCTTTTTGCTTGTGAGGTGCGCCAATAGTTATTAGCGTAAGTGAGCTTGCTCGTAACCGAACTCGAAAATGCATTTCGGAGAGACGGGAAAACGTTTTGAGTATACAATACCCAATTTAATTGATAATCGCTTCCTTGTCTAAGGAGAGGAACAATTTGCTCATAAGGAGTTACGATCTGATCCAAAGAAATATCTAAAACATTATTGAAATTTCTGTCATTAAAAAAGATCTCTTCATTGTTGTGAGTCATACGAAGGGTTGTGCTGTTGCCGCGTGCATCATCAAAGTTGGCCAAAACTGGACGCCCTCGCATGGAAACCGGCGACAGTCGATAGTGGGAGATATTGCCATTGGATGCAGATATGACTGAAATTCTATTCTCTTCATATTCTTTTCGCAGAATCGGATGGTCTTGTTGACGAGTGGCGGTCCAACTCCAGCCAAAATAGCTGCGACGTCGGGTAAGCAAGAGGTTAAGATAATTAGAAGCTTTGCCGGGGATTGCAGGAGTGTCTGATACGGAGCATGTGATGTCTTGCGCTGCGGACGCGAGTTCTGCATCCAAAAGAGTATAGTTAGTATAAGCTACCCATGGGGTCACCACAGAAAAGGACTTTGGGCCGCCGGCTGTCAGAAGATCATTAGGATACCCAAGTGTGTTGGTGGAAGATGTTAGAGGATCAAGCGTATAAGTATTCAGCGCAAAAGTTTGTAACAATCCGCCAGAGGCAAAGGGAGATGAAATACGCGTATAGCGGCCGGTTGGGGTACTGCTTCCTGCCCGTGGTTGGATGGCACTCGATGTCACATAATTGAAGAAAGCTACATAACCTTCGGCAGAGCTAGACCTTAAACCAGCTTGCGGTCCCCATGTGGGAGCCATCCCATAGAATTGGTAATTCTTAGTAAAGAAATCGTTTTCATCGGGTCGGCCGTCTGCGCTCACTTCCATAACTATAGAGCCTGTTACCCACGCATATTGTTTATCATTACGTGGGATCTGATGTTGTACATAAAAGTTATCAAATTGATAATTACTAGAATGGCTCTCTTCAGTTGGATAGCCTGCTAACACAATTCGCCGGCGCGGGTTGCGATTAACTTTGTGGAAGTTGGGCGCTTGATCATAAGAGGCGCCGGGATCGGGGGTGTAAATATAGCTCCGGCCAAAACGTGCTGAGTGGCGCGCAAGATGTGGATTAAGCCCTACATCTTTGCCATGAATATCATTTACACGAATTTGGCTGCTTGTGATTGTTATGGTGCCGGAGGGTACCTGTGCTGGTCGTCGGACCGTAAGGTTTCGATTATTGATAGTGTTATAAACTGAGAACTCGGTCGATCTAAAATCTTGAAATGCTCTTGCCATCGTTTCTCTACTGCCCGGTGCACCAAAGCGAGAGATGATGACAGACTTATTGTCTGAGCCTGTATCGGCATTTACGGTATATTCTAAATCAAAGTTAAAATAGCTAGCGGATGCGGCGGGGAATGTGGCATCGGTGGGATATTGTGCGTTAGAGCGGTTGAGATTCATCAACGTCGAAACCATATCGGTACCGGAAAGATTAAGCTTGCTAGTAATTACGGTAGGAATTGCCGGCTGATTCTCAACAAAGCTTCTGGGATTGGAGAAGGCCCCTACTGTGCTTATCACTTGATAATTATGTTGATAATTGCCGAGAATGGTAGAGCCAGTCTTCATTTGAATGTTTCGAATATTTACAGGGCGCTTGGCAATGAAATCTCTATAATAGACCGCTCTTGGAACATTATAGTTCATCACCTTGGGATCACGACCAGCGTCCATTCCAGAAACAGCTATATTGTCACCTGATTTAACCAGCGGTACGTTTCCTTTGGCTCCGTTCATCATAAATTTAATGCCAGTAGAAGTACCATATTTAGAGTTATAAAGAGTGATCACTTCATCGCCGGACGACGCGTCGGGATATGAAGCCGTAACAGATAAGTTGCCGGATACATATTGCTCATCAACAGCCCACATAAAATTAATGGCTGTCGCGTTGGTAGAAGCCCCCCTAGGCCAAGAAATAGTGCCCGCGGCGCCGGCGGTGCCGGCGACAACATCCGTATCGAAAGTGGTGGTGGTGTTCTCCCATGGATTTCCATTGGCTCTTCCCGTTTGATCAACGATAGAGTTCTCTCCTAAATCATATTCACCCGTTCCATCGATGGCATCATTGGCATCATCACCCATGCGCCACCAAGAATATAAATTACTATTATTAGTTGTATAAACTGAGTGGTTGAACAAATTTAGAACAGATCCGGTGGCATATAATTCTGTAATCTCAGCGGCGCTCATCGTTAACTGCCAAATGGAGACTTCATCTAAATCTCCCTCGAATCTAAGGGCTGCGCAGGATCCTTGTGACCCGCCAACACGGGCTCTGGCGCCGTCAGCGAACGCCACTAGAGAGCCTGATGGTGCGGGAGAATATTCAGACGAAATAGCATCCACGGCGCCGTCAATATAAAACACAGGATCGCTGCTGCCTGTAGTCCCATCGTATACCAATGCTACGTGGTACCATGTTGAATCCGATAAAGCAGTTGTGGCTTCCCAATAGTGCTCATGGGTGCCGCCTCCCGCTACAGTATCTGACCATTGGCAACTGTATCTTAATTTAGCATTCGATCTTACCAAGAAATTGCGAGTTTGACCTGTGGCACCACATTGAAAAATTGTACGGCTCCCCCCGCCGGCGGGGTCAAGACGTATCCACCCCGAAATTGTCCACTGATCTAATTCATAAAGTTCGTCTGCGTTAGGTGCACTAGTGCCCCCGACCTGGATGCTGGGGCAATCAGAATTCGGAAAGTTGGTTGCTTTCGTATTCTCAAAAGGAATTTCAAATTTAACTGTTGTATCCCCATCGCCCACTGTGACGTAATCTCCGGCAGATGCGTTGGCACTTAATGTAACTGTACCTTCAGATGAAGTTGGATTTTGTCCCATTTCGGGCCATGGATAGTCTACAGAGACCATTCCAAGAGCGCCTGTCACGTTCTCACACTTTCCTAGGAGAAGCTTCCAAGCTTCTGGACGACTTCTAAAATCGTCAGTAACACCTGCAGCAGAGCCAGTATTAACTCTCACATGACGAGATTGATGACCACCAACTGCGTAATCAGTAAATGGACCCTGGAGGGGGATTTCCATATTGTCACCATACACATCGTTATGAAGGTTTGTGATAGAAATATTGCCTGTTACTCGGTCGATTACTTCTTTGTTGTATCCGCTTACAACCGACGAACTCATGATATTGAAAGGGAAAGCCATGGAAGATTTAACATTAAAATAGCCGGCGCCATTCTCCCAATTTCTGCCGTGCTGAACCTTAATAGTTCTCTTGATCTTCTTATCGGTCGGGTTTCCATCCGTCATATCCAATTTCTGAAGGCCTACTAAATCTTCAGTATTGGCGAATAAGACGTTTTGTGGAACAAAAATCCCTCCCGCAGTATTTACAGGGCCAAATGGCTTCACCGCATCATAGGTAAATGCAATGTTCTTGTGAGGTTCAAAGTTAACACCACCGCCTATGGAGTTCGAACCAGTGGGCTTAGTAATGGTCAAGACATAAGGTTGTCCAAAAGTTCGACGTGCAAATTCCTCCGGCTTGTATACTGCGCCGGCTTTGGTGAAAGCAACTGGATAACTTTGACTCATATGTGGAGTAGAATAAATGACTTTGCGATAGATTTCTCTCTGTGCATCTACGGTAGCATCGCCTGACGTTATTTCTGCGGAACTCCTTAGCGCTCGTTGTTGCCAGAATAAAAGATGTTGTTTGGTTGAATGGGGAGAGCCTTTGATAGTAGAAGAGCCTTGTTGCCATGGATACATTGAAGGCTTCACACCCTGCATAGCCACATCTAGATCGGGTTCAACAAACTCAAGAGTGGGGAATTTTGTTTGATACTTGTTTCTTTCGAGGACATGACTCTCGATTGTGTTCATCACATCGCCTTCAAATTCAGACGAGGCCGGTACCATTTGTCCGACAATAGTGGAGATGGTGTCATCAAACCACTTGTAATATTCGACGTATTTTTCTATGTCGCTCTTGGTTGTGACCTTGCGGAAGAAAGCTTCTCTTAGCTTCTCCAGCGACTTGTAACGGTCACGATAACGATTTACGGGCTCTCCGATGAGGTTATTAAAGTCAATAACTCCCGCAAAGAAGTCGAGCATGGTTTCAGAAATTGCGCTGTACATGCTCTTTTCGAGGGTGTAATAGAAACTCGGCACTGTCTCTTCAACTCCAAATACTTTATCGTCGTCAGATAAGATTTGGATCATATCAGATCCCATTGCTTGTTCAGGATCCACGAATTGAAATGCATTTACTAATTCTCTAGAGATTACCTGCTTAGTGGAAGTTGGGAAATGGTGGCCATAGCCTGTGTGTTGATAGCCAGTTTCTTTTCCAATCCAACCGTAGTTGTCTCTTAATTGTGCCGAACCCGAACTCATATCGGTGACATAGAAATTACCAGACGAATCTGATCCACCACTTACATTATTAAAGTTCCAGTCGAGCGCCAGCATGCGGGCGTTTGGCACATCGAGGTAGTGTCCGATATTCAAATCTAATGGCGAAACGCTTTGATAAGAAGCAGAAATTCCCATGTTTCCGACGTCAAACACATGCTGATCAAGGGAATTGTTATCTAAGGCTCTCGTCCAAGCCTTGATGCCTGCCACCTTAACATCGCTGGGATTTAAGAGTGCTCCAGTAATGTTGGTTCTTTCAGCCCCCGTATAAATGCGCTTGGCTGACTGGAGGAAGTTTGAGCCGGAGACCCAAGGCAGCGAGGCAGTTAATTCAAAACTATTTTGGATCTCGCCCAAATAAGTGTTCAATCCGCGGAAGATCACTTCATAATTGTAATCTGTGGCTGCAGTGGAGCCGGATACCCAGCCGGCCATCGGATAGATAGAGCCTGTTCCTGTGGTTTGTGGTCGAACACGAACTGACAGTTGCCAGCGACTATTATCATAAACGTCAGGGAATATAGAACTAGTTAGGCCTTCTGCGATGTCTCCGCGGAATGGGTGGGGATGATTGGTCGATGCCAGTTTGAAGTAAACGTTGTCAGAATCCGGGGAGTGCCGGCATGCATATACTTGGAAGTTTGCGGGATCAAATATCGCGAGGGGATCCCCAGTAACACCACCCGTCGCGAAAGTAGTAATAGTTCCGTCCAAATACCCCGGTCGGGGACCGGGCGAATCATCTTCATTGGGGGGCCCAAATGTGCTACCGGTATTAACTGTATACATTCCGAACAGCGAAGAAGTTACAAAACCTCTGTTGATTGTACTTTTTTCAGTGTATCTTGGGAATGTTACATCAGCTTCGACTGTAAATCCATATCGATTTTCATAGCCGTGGCGCGTGGGGCCTGCAGTATATCCACTCCCAGAAATATAACCAATAGCATTGGGGTTAGAAGAGCTTATTCTCTGATATACAACCGCGCCAAGACTTCCGGTATTGTGGAAATTAAGGAATGTTTTGTTTACAGTTGTTTGCTGAAGGTTATTCTTTAGCTCGAAAGTGGTGTTGGTGGAATAAGTCTTAAGTCTCAGGAGCTTTTCATCAACATTGAAACACCTTAATACATTGCGGACAGCTTTTTCGGTACCCTTGTTCTTATAGATGTGAGCGAGGTTATTATAAAGGTTTGTGTAAATTAAGTTCTTGGTCTCGGTCAAATCGTTTTCAAAGAGCATGAAGTCATTACGATTTGTAAACTTCTCCATCACTGTTGCATCGATAAACAATTCGGGAGTATAGAGACCTAGCGACTGCGGTAAATGTTGTGCGAAGGGTAGCGGCTTGTGCGAACTGCTGGGATAAGTTGAGCCCACAATCTTCGGCAATGCTTGAATCTGGAGAAACAATTGATCGAAATAAGTTCCAACAATATGCGAAAGCTTTCTTAAATCATCATTTTCAGATTCAGTATCGTCATTTAATTCTAATACCCATCCCGGAGCATTTTTAACAAACATCGTAGCATTAGTATTATCGTGATAGGATCCTGTCGCCAATAAATCTGATTTAAGAGTAATAACGCTCGGATGGTCGCTGTGAATAATCGGATCGCGATATTCCTTGGTGGCTGCGCTGGCAGAAACTATAGCCGAACCAGTGTTTCTAGAAGTGGAAGTATAACCAGTCCAGATACCATTACAAATACGACCACCGTAGTCGAGTACGATACTATCAGTAGAAGCATTAGTTGTAATACCTTCATTAAACTTGTAGTAAACTCCAAGAGATGCATTTGCTAAATCAGTATTGACACCGCCGCCAACTTGTGTAAACCAATAGCGGCCGATATCTTGGGCGCTGCGCTTTTCTTTCCAGAATCGGAATTCATCGAGCGAGCCAGAAAGCTTTCCTGCGCCATCCAAGTCGGTGCACGACGGCTTCGCCATGGTGCCCGAAGGAGCATATTGTAAGGCTCCTAAACGCCCCATCATATTCTTGGAAGTTAGTTCTTCCAGAGATGAAACCTGGAAACCTTTTCCGCCAGTAAAATCTGCGACATCAACCAGAGACGTACCGAGAGTGTCTGCAAGAGCAGTGCTAAGATTACCAGATGTGCCGGCTTTGTCCACTGTGAGTGTAATTTGAGTATCGCTTGAGCCTTGTGTAGCTGTAATGCCGGCATCATAGCCAGATTGTCCATTTCCGGACGTTGCAAAGACAATATTTGTAGTGGCAACTCCATTAATAGCATTAATAATGAGTGTGGCAATTTCAGCGTCTGTTTTATCGTTAAAGCCAATACCAATTGAGCTGGCATCTGCTGTTGGAGCGGTAGTCGCGCTGTAGTCCAGATCTATTGTTGTCGCGCCATTTTCTCCGCCGGCGGAAGTTGGAATAGTAAATGAAAACGCGCTATCAGTGGTCGCGGCTTTCACACCGGTGGTATCGATTGCATCTACTGCAGTGGCTGCAGGTCCGAGCGCTGTATCATTTAGCCTTCCGTCGACATAAAAGTCGGTTCTTAGTTCCGAGCCGGAATTATAAATGGTGATAGCATAATGGTGCCATTCTCCCAAAGACGCCGTAGTGATCCCTAAGCCAATCTTTTGCTGAAATGTTCCGGGAGAGTCTGGATTGTAAAAGAGGTTTCCTGATTGAACCGTCAACAAGAATGGAGAATCGGTCCATCCAAGAGTGCTTGTTCCGCGCATACCACCTGTCAACTCAATAGTAATGCGTCCATAATCAGCGCTTGATGACAGTTCAGTATTCCACATATCAAAGACAACTTGTTTTTGAGTGTCAGCATCCCCGCCCAGGGATCCCGTCTGGAGCCAAAATTCTACAGTGACTCCAGTATCAAAATCAGATTTTAAGTTGGACTCACGGGAGCCTGACGCGTAATCAGAGGGCAATCCGGCGTTGGTGTAGATGTCGGTATCATAAATATTAGAATACTGGAACTGACTTGTAGATTCATCGGGGAGCATACCCATGACGTTGCTGCCTGAAGCGAATGAGCCCGTACCAGGGCCACCAAAGAAAGTAATGTACTCTTCGGTTGCCGGGACACCATAGCCGCCCGAGATAGAGGATTGTGTGCCCCAGCCTCCGGCGCTCATCGATATATATCCGGTGGTTCTCGGATAGAGATTGTCGTAGATATATTTGTCTATCGGTAAAGATTTGTTATGGTATGCGTTCTTTTCTGCGTCGGAACCATCGTAGGGATAGAACTCTAAGACTCTTTCAAGCGACGACTTGTAATAGAGATAAGCTGAACCGAACCTAGCAAACGATGATCTGCTCTAAATTATCTGCAGACTCAATGCTTTTGAAAGCTTCTTGTTGAGTTGTGTCTGAAAGATAGTTTCTGTTTTTTTCAGTAGATTGGAATAACTTTTTAATACTCATTATCTGCTACTCGAAACTTAAACATAGACGGCTGTTCGAGCCAAGAATTGATTCCATTCTCGTAAAATGCAAATTTAAATGCATATGTATATCCCGGCTCTAAGAGACGCATATCAAAATCAAAATAATTCCCAGAAATATCATAAGACATTTCTGTATGTTTATCGCTTCCTGTTCCATAGGAAACTGCGTTATAGCCGTCTAATACCCTAAACACTCTATAAGATGCGCTTAAAATAGAAAGGTTTTCTATGGACGAATTGGCTTTAGTGTAAATAGTGGGGGACCAGTTTTTATGTCGGACATAAAGGTTAAAACGAGCAGTTTCCGTAGGGGAATATCTTTCCTCTAAGTTGGTAATATTCATATAATAATGCGATTTCTGTACCGCTTGTGACGAACTAAAGTGCAACGGCACAATAGATGCTGTCACATATTCTGTGCTAGCATTCGTACTCCCCGGGGTACCTGTGCCAATGCCGCCATGCCATACGTCAAAAAGTTTAGTGAGGGGGGCGGCCGCGGATGTTACAGCAAAAGAGGCTGTATAAATCCCCGTTGAAATCCACCCGCCAGTAACCACATAGGGATTTTCAGCTTCAACTGTAGTGCGCGGAAGCGTGGTGGGGAGCGCCAGCGCGCTACCAGAAGGTTCTGTGTTGTCGGCAGAACCAGAGTATAGGCTGACGTAAATCGCGCCAGTTGAGGAGCCGGGAATGTCGGTTAACTGGCCGCGGAGATAGTTGTAAAGATAAATGGTATTAAGGTTTTCGTTTACTCCAGCCAAAGAACTACTATAATAGAGATCGCCTCGATCATCCTTATTAGTGGAATCCCAGCGCGCTTCCAGAGTGGGACGCTTAAAGAAAAACTGAGATCCGCGAGCAAAAAACCTCTTTGTATAATATGAAGTTGTGGCGCCTGTTAGATCGTTGTTGTAGCCATCGTATGTTCCCTCATCGGCACTATTATAATAGGCCTCGTATGCGCCCGATAAATGTACTCCAACGCCATAATTATCTAAAGTCCCGGCTATCCATAATTCTACCAATTGTGTGACATCAACTTCTAGATTGCTTATTCCCGTGCTGGCATCAACATTATACCAGCGATATGGATAGGCTGCGTTTGCTGTACTGATATAATCACCGCCGGTCTTTGACCATGCAGTTGAATCGCTGCTGCTCATCCAGTTGGCGCCAATGTTACCCTTAGTTATATCTTTATAACCCTCCAAATCGAGTCCGTAGCCTTCTTGCCAGTCTCTGGATAAAGGTTCGACGGTATAAGAAAAAGCTCCCGAAGGCGCTGTCTTAGAATTGGCCGCATTAAACATTCGCAAATAAAAACTTACGGAGCCTGAGCCCGGGATAACTGTGTTTGTTCTGTCGGTTGAGATAGAAGCAACAGGAAATTTAACAAGAATTCGGGACAACTCGGCGGAACTGGTAGACTGGCGCCCATAGATAGAAAACGTTTCTAGAACGTCTGCGGCGCCCATATTTGCGCCTGTGCCGCGAGTGCGCAGGTTGGGCTGATAAGCATTTACAATCGTTGTATCAGCGCTCGCTGTATATCGCTTTAATGCCATTACTTACACTTTCCTTTGATATCAGTGGCAGGGAACTTCAATTCTAAAATTGCATTCTTGGGAGCAATCAAATAAGTCCCATCTGGGGAGATATTTTGATCAATGTTTATTTTGGTACTCGAATAATTGGTCCCTTGAGGATTAGTAAGTTTTACTTTTAATACATCTAAGACGCCTGTAGTTTTCTTTAATTCTTGATAAATATCACTAATATAGAGAGGCTCTCCAATATAAAAATGAGTTCTATATTTTTGCTTTAATGCTTCAATTGCGGTATTTAACACCACATATTTATCGGCGCCGATATCAGCTTTAATAATAAAATTGATTCCGATATTGATAATATAAGGATCTAAAATGTCGATAGTGTCATTCATCATGCGATAGTTATTGAGCCATGTTTTAAGATTGTTTTTAATAGTTGTGTTGGTGGCTATTAATTCTTCTCTTTCATTCACGGACAGCACATACATGTTTAAATTTCTTTTAAGAGAATCAGGATCGCGCTGGACGCTAATTCTCTTGAGGGAGCCAAATTTGGCCGGCATTCTATAAGAAATATTTTCATAATCAGCCTGAGTAACGGCACGATTTTGTGTGGGGAATGTGTCATAAATCCTTCTTTTAACTTCGGTAGAATTGGGATAGGCCACACTTCCCACAATCGGCTCTTCATTGTTGACTTCTAAAGAGCGCTTGACTTCCCCTACAACAACATTATTTAAAGACTGAATATCCTTAAATTCAAATTTAGTGAGATTTATTTGATTCAAAACCCCAACTCCAATATTAGAATTTGCGGGATTCGATCCTCTGAATGCCACTGTTAAGGTTGTATTAGAAGGGACTATCCCCAAATTTTCATTTTTAGACAGTCGCGTGGGATCGAAGGTGGTGTCTGTTACATAATCTTTCCCGAACAAATCAATGGCAACCGATTGAGGATCGGCCACCACATTAGATTCGCCGGCTTTGCCGCTTCCAAACTGCAGATACGGACCTCGGGAATCTTTTTCCAGAGTAAACTTTCTTGAAACCAAATACGGCTTAATAACAGAGGGAACATTATCGTTTTTAAAATTTTTGTTAGGCAACTCTTTATAAACCATATCTTGTGCCAAATAATCTACTTCAAAATATTCATGGCCTTGAGAATCGATTACAGATATAATTTCAGAAATATTAGCATTTGAAAGCCGTGCTTTCTTATATCTCTGATAATCTCCGACAGTTATTGTTTGCTGTGAAAAATATCCCGAGACGACGGTTCCATATGCTTTTATCGCATACCATGTGGGGGCACCAGTCGCTTCATCGACGCGCGCAACAATTATAGTATTTTTAGGATTTCCAAAATCCACATTTTCCAATAACATATACTTAAGGCCCGTTTGGGACGAAAATGATGTGGCTTTTTTTAATAGAGGTGTATATGCCGAATCAGGACCAATACCCGTCGAAGATGCCGGAACCATCACATATAAAGCCACTTTGCCATAAGTTGACGGTCTACCGGGAGATTTATAACCTAAAATTCTACCGTGTCGTACCACATTATCAAACTGATAAGCGGTATCCAGAAAACATTCATTAATATTATAATCTAAATAAAATGAAAGTTGATCCCCTACATATGCGACTGCATCGAGCATCAAAGAACCAAAAGAAGCTTCAGAAAAATCTTTAAAGGTATCGGGATACAATCGCTCGGCGATACCTTGAAGATCGCTTCTAATACTCTCAAATTCCCTATGGGTATAATCTATCGGTAAAATCTTTTTCTGTTCATCTGGCATTCATAATCCTCATCTAGACATTAAATTTAAATACATCTTGCGACCTTAAAGAGGGTACTACGTATTTAATTATTAGAGATAGCTTCCCATTATCCATATCTTCCGGAATAAACTGTATATTATTAATGGTAATATAGGGCATAAAAATCTTAGCTTGGCTCTTTACTCTCGCGCGTATTTTGGCATAGGTAGTTTCATCAAAATTCTCAAATAAATATGTACGCATGCCCACTCCGAAGGCCGGTACCATAATTCGTTCACCGGGATTTGTTAATAGAAGCATTTTTAAATTTTGCCTTATCATAGGTGACATTGACTTGATCATCATATAGCCATTTTCCTGGCTTCTTTTATAAATAGGAATAAATTTATTTCTTTTCACATAAATTCCCTTTGGCGTCAAACGGGTTAGAACGGAGCTTTCTTTTCTTCCACCAGGGAAGCAAATCGGCGCCGGGGGACGGCTTCAATCTGGACTTAAGGTTTTTGGCCCATGTCCAGCTTGCGCGATCATTACCTTTTATCTGCGATAATATATCTTCCATGCCGTTGGCCGAGTTATAATAAGTCTTAAATATTTTTTTAATTCTACTTTTAGAATTGCGCATTAATACTTGATCCCATTGGTTCCACCCTAAAACAAAAAGGCCTTGGCCCCTCTGGCGGCGCCAAGCAGCTACCCAACCATCGACGCCGGTGGCTCCCAGGGCCCCATCTTCTATATCCTCAACATATTTACCTGGGGCCTTCTGCGGTGGCCATGGCGGGGCGGGGACAAGCGAAGACGGATCTATGCCCTTGAGGATCGCCCCCAGCAGAAGCCCGGGGGGGAACAACGTGCCTAGGCCGATCAGCGCGGTGGAGGTCTCATCCAACATGTCCTGGGCGGCCTGCACCGCGGCCGTCCTTGCGTCGACGGGTGCTGAAATCTGCCCAATAGATGGTAAAAATGCCATGTCATTATAAATAGCGAGAGTGGATACAATTTTAGGCAACGAGAAGATGTATTTATAAACCAACTTAAACTTGTCTTCATCTTTAAGTTGGTTGATTAAACATAGAAGTATTTTAGAATTGGCATCAATGCTTGTAAATTTATTGATGGGAAGATCTAGTACGTCTATTTCAGTTTCTGCTATCGAAGTTCTAACTCCGTCTATATTAACAGAGAGTTCTACTCCATATCTTACTCCTAACTCACCTTTCAGACCCACTACTTTGCCCAGTTCATCGGTTACTTCTGTGAGAGTGCCCGGGTAGACAGTGGAAATATTAGCACTACCGGCGTTTAGTGAAATTAAAGCAACTGCGTCAGAAGGCGCATACTTAACTCCTTCAACGGCAATATATTTTTCAATTGTAAATGGTTTCGTCATTGCTGTAACGGACTCATAAGGCGCTACATCTCCAATTGGAACAATTATCTGATTGGCTACGGGAGTTAAAATGCCATGATCTTCGGGAACATGGAATTCTCCTTCCATATATACGCCATTATTCACATGATAGAATCCCACATAATTTTCACCGTCTGCCGTTACAAGCTCGTTACCATTAGTATAGTTCTCTTCGCCACTGGTGGCTAAAGCCGAATTAGTGCTAACTTCTTCTTTGATTTCTTTTCCATCAATCGTCAAAGAACTTCCTTCGCTCAAATTTTCTAGCAAGTAATATGCCACATCATGGATACTGGGGTTTAGATCAATAATGCCCAAATTCTCTATAAACTTTTCTCCCATGATTTGTAGTTGTTCTTTAACAAGTTCTTTTAAGACTAGCTTTGCTTCTTCTTCGGTTGCTTGTATCGCTTCAAGGTTCTTATCGCCTTTATAACCACGAAGAGTTTGAAATTCACCCGCATCATTATTGTCCTTTGCATCCTTTAGGGCTTGTCTATCGGGAATTTCATATTCTTCCTGCATAGCATTAATAGTATATAACGCCTTCAACACATTCGCGGGTGGATCTAAAATATCGGCGTTAGAATCTGAATCGTCGCCCTTGATTTGTCGGCCATCGACTCTTCGAGAATAAAGTTGCACTGCTTGTTCTAAAAATGCATACCAAAATTCTTCATCTTTAAACAAAGTAAAGAATTCGGCGGCTCCAGATTGAGCGTCTTTAAAGCTTTCTTCCATGTCTTCAATAATATATGATGCATAGATAGAACTAAAATTGGTTTTAAAATCAGGCTTAATTGTAGTAAATGTTGCTAATGATTTTATAAAATGCGTTGAAGCATAAATTCTTATGGCAGCAGTAATAATTCCTTCCAGGCCTGCCACGGCTGGTCTTTGGAGAATTCTATTGTAGGGCACTTCTATGGCACAATCACGATCAAGTTTTAATCTTTCATCTTCAGGAATCTGTTGATAGGTCTTATTAATTTTAGCTTGAATATCTCCAAAATCAACTAAATCGGTTCTAGTGGGTTTACATGCACCTTGTTCTGGGAATAGGACATCCAGCAACCCAAACCATCCTTTATCGTGCAGGGGGGCGATATACAATGGAGGACTTTTATAAGAACCTCCAAACTTATCCGGATCAAGATAGAAAACGCGATTGGATTCATACCCGGGGGTGCCTTGTTTTACTTCCCATTGGTATTTGCTAATTCCTAAAATTTGATCACTATTTCTGATCTTGCGCGAAAGACCCTCCGGATCATTTATCCAAATTTCATCATAAGGTGTTCCTCCGGAGGCGCCAGGAATTTGTCCGGAATCAATCACATATTCCAAGTCATCATCTGTCAAAGTTTCTAGAGTCGCTCCATATGCAAAAGCTGCGTCATTGTCTACAATAGCATTAGCGAAAGAATCCAATAAACCTTCGAGGGTTGATTCATAAAACGTTTGAGCATCGGGCAATGTTATTGAACCTCCATTTTGCTCTATCATTTCGCGTAATAGAACTACAGGAGGAGAATAATCGCTATGCTGGATAAATGTGCTTAAAAAATTCACATATGGAGAAGTATCTATATCATCAAGTGTGTTGTCGATAGACAAAAATTCATATTTTAGTTCTCTATTTTCGCCGGTACCTAGGAGGTCTTTGGCTTCTTCGAGGAAGTCTGCGGCCTCGGTGGGAGACATGGAGCCGGCTACTATCTGAGCGGCGGCGAGGCTGGGTTTTGTGACGTCATATATTTTCATGCGCATATTATCGCCGGCTACATTATGAATCGTGGGGGTGGCGTTTTCTCCCTTTTCGGCAACGGCCGCAGGTGTAACGGTTTTTTCTAAATCAGCAAAAAAAACTTCAAAATCAAGCCCATATCCCCAGTTGTCGCCGCCGGGGGCCGAGAGCTGGTCCGAATCATTATCTCGATATTCCAATGTAGCATCCGGTGTTTTTTTGCGTCCCAATGCAACCCAGTTGATGTTTTCGCCTTCGAAATCTACATCAATCTTTATATTGTAACCAAAATCAGGCAATGAAAGTAAATTAACATTTCCCATCCATCCATCGAAATTTTTATCTTTAAACGTTACTGTACTGTATACATACTCCCCCAGAAAGTCATTATTAGAAGTTATGCCCTCATCCGAAAGCGGGCCGTAATTGATCTCGTATTGAAGCCATTCCGCTACTTTTGTAGGATAGGCACCTCTTTGATTTTCGAGGGACGCATAAGGATCCCAAATCCGGCCGGCAGACTCTACATAAAAATCTACATAATTTTGTTGCCAGCCGAAATCCCAAGCTTTTTTGCGTTGATGGGTTGAAAGGGGGGCGCCTCGTGTATCGGATAAGATAAGATTTAACATGCCCCAATTGCGTTTTCCAGGGCCATTACCCAACATGTCTTCAAGAAAATCTATCTTTAACATTTCGAGATCATTATCTAGAACGCTGGTGGCTGTTTGTATGGCCACGGCCGGCTCGAATGGAAGAAGTCCGTCATCGCATCCCGGTTGGGACACAATAGGGGGCAGCGAAGCTGCGATGGTTTCGCCGACTCCAGTTTGAAGAATGTCTGCTAAATCGGCATTTGGCTCGGGAAATACACACAAACGAGCTTTTTGTGCATCACTTGCTCGATCTCCTAAGAGCGCAGATCTAATCTCACAGAATTGTTCTTGTTGTTCGGGAGTAGCACACAAATTAGGATTTGCAGGGACAAATTCATCTTCGTCCAATCCTGCTGCATAATCTTGGAGTTGCTTGCGCGCACCAAGTGGCATGGCGGCGCCGATCCCTTTGAAGAATGCGGCCAGATCGTCTTCGTTGCTTAAGCCTTCCTTATAATCCGGATATTCAGTGTTGATTAGTCTCATACCGATCTTTAACAGAGTAGGATTCGGTCTTCCATCGAATGCTAAAGCAAATTCTCGTCGGGTGGTGGCCGATGAGAGATCTGATGCAAATCTTAGGGCTTGTTGTTGATCTGCCAGGGCAATTGCCCCGGGGCCCAAAGAAGCGACTAACTCTACAAGTGCTTCATTAACGGTGTCGTCATCGCTATCCGGGCCACAAAAGGTTTCTTTTACTATCTCTTTTAAAGTATCTTTGGAAAAAGGTGCTTGCATTAAATCCCCCAAGACTTCGAGCCCCTTACATGCCGCGGCACTTACTGTTTGGCAAATTTTTAAGAAAATCTGCATTAACATTCGTGTGACCATTTCTTGAATCGCCAGTTTGGCTGCATCCATTAAAAGTCCCACGAAGTCGGTATTCTTAGGATACCATGCAAAAGGGTTCTCTAAACGCGGCAGAACGATATCATTGATATTAAGACAATAAGGAAGATCGATCTCGCTTTTTATAAAATCATAACCACCGGAATCTCCTTGGGGAGGTATAGGGCAGTCAAATACTGCTACTAGGGTCTTAACAAGTTCGGCGCCGGGGAACTGATTTAAGATATCAATGAGTTCTAAATAAAACCCTTTATATACATCTAAAAGCGCTAAAATATAGGCTTCTATTACGACGTCTTGGTTTAAGGGTTGACCGGAGACTGTAATCCCCCGACCAGGGCTGTCGAGGGTTTGTACTAAGGTGCGCCGTTCACGCATGGCACTCTCAGAGCGGCCGCGCGTCTCCTGCCGTTCAATATATCTTTGATCGTTCCACGGCAATAAATCAGGGGAGTTGGGATCCGCCGCATTCCATTCCAAGGCTGCTGCAGTATCTGCGTCGGAGCGCGCTTGCAGTGCTCCAGTTTCTTTAAAAATGTCTCCACTGTTTAATTTTTGTTGAACCAATGCGTTTAATTCGGCTTGCTTTTCTGGGGGCAATAAAATAAACATTGCGCCAAAATCTTGGACCCCCATTCCTTTCAGTCCTGCTTTGATTATCATCCCCAGGCCTTCTTCTAACGACATTCCTTTAAACAAACACTGGATAGCCTCCGTCATCATGTCCATTAACCCACACATTTTCATTCTGGCCACCACCTGTTGCCATAAATTGTCGAGATTGGGAGTTGCTTCAGATTCCCCAAATTGGGCGACTGCGAGACATAAACCAGCGGATGTTGTGTCTATTTCTCCAAACGCTCTTTCTTGGGCCACGGCCAGGAGATTGCTTTTAAAATCTGCGGACTCGGGATCCGCTATTGTGAAGAACCCCAATTCGCGCCCCTCTTCTAAAACCTTTTCTTGGTCTTTATAACATAAATTTCGATGAAATCTATATGCTATAGCGTCCCCTAAACTAAACGCCTCATCTAATAAATCTTGGCCAAGCTCTTTGCCTTCTTTCATCAGCGCATTTTTTATACAACTGCCAGCAGTAGCACCTGTTTCTATAGTAGAACCGTCTTTTACATATAATTTGGGATAAGTATGCTTTAATAAAAACTCTACCCAAGGGAGAGGAGAGCGTGCTGTCAAATCCCTTATCATCTCATCTAATCGAACTAAATAGGCCATGGCTGTGGGCTGTTGAAAAGCAGATTTAGGATATAGGTGGGTGTCTACACTTTTTTTATAAGTTATTGGTTTGTTGGGGCCGCATCCTTCCGTATAGACATCTAATTGAGTTATCTTATAATCTTTATCAAAATAAAATGTAAGTTTTGTGGCACTATCTTGAAATCCGGGCCAGCCGATTCCAGGCATCTTTATATTTTTGGTATTTAAAAATGATTCTAATTGAGGCAGAATATCTGCCATAATATTGCCGCTACGTGCTGATCCGAAACCAGGATCGCCGTAGTCTTCGAGATTAAACACTTTTTCCATATCTTCAAAAAAGATATTGGTTCCTTCCAAAAATTGGGAAACTTTAAAATATCGATTATATAAATGAAGGCCTTTTCGAACCGTCATTATTTTATCAAACAGCTCCGTAACCTCATAAGAGACTGTGCGTGCGGTACCGGGATCGGGAGTATCGTCATCTCGCTCTTCGTCCTCCTCATCTGCGGCTGGTAGCGAATCTAATACTGCTATCGGTACTGAATATAATAATTGCAGCGTAGTCGCAATAAAATGTGGTGGTCCTAAATAATAATCATCCGGATAGAGACCCTGGATTAGCGTGTCTCTGGTTTCGGCACTATCTTTTTTATTATAAAAGGTGAGGAGGCCTCCCATCGCATCCGATGCATGGAGTTCATAAATTTCTTGGAGAGCTTCTTCGGCAGCCGTTTCGTTGCTCGTGTTCTCTGCGCCGGTTGATGTCCGGTTGGTTACTACAGCAATTTGGTAGATACATTCTCGTTCGTTAATAAAAGGTTCCGTGACATCTTTTGTTCTCCAATCGGGAACAATAGCACCTGGATTTGGTTTACATACAGAACAAGGATCAATTTGTGCCGGAGGTACTAAATCCTCGCAAACATCAGGAATACCATCCCCAGTTTTATCTTGCCATTTTAAAAATTTAGATTCTGCCATTTTAAACCTTTTAATTCGCGCTTACGTTCGTACTACAAATATACTTATAACCAAAGGGATATAAATAGTCTAGTTCCCACATCATTGCATTAACTCGTGTATGATATAAGCTGTTCATCACGAGATTCAGATTTCCGGTACACGTTGGGGCGGCTGCGGAGGCATGCCACGCAAGAGGAGTAACTCCCAGAACGCCATTAAATGTAGTCTGTAATATTGTTAGATTAAATAGTGCACTCCATATTTCTCCAATAATTTGATGGAGTTCGGTGAGTGCTCCCTGCATATTTTTACCTTTTACCAGTGGTTGTAATCCCGGTACTTCTTCGTTAGGATTGAACATGCCTCCCCATACAGTTTTAGAATCGGTATTATTACCTGCGATTAATTCGATAGGGGGTGCAGCCTCGACTCTTCCTCCTACTGAATTGGTTTCTCCGCTAGAGCCAAAACCAGTAGCGCGGGAGCGTCCTGTAACAATCTTTACTCCTTCGCGGCCCACGAGGCGGATGGCATCTGCTTTAAGAGCAATTGCTGACCGATTAGTAGATTGTGCTGTTGCTCCTTTCGCTATGCCAAAATTCTCATCAACATCTGTAAGCTGGCTAATATAAATGCGCGCCGCATCTGCAAAAAAGTTATTATTAACCAAAGTGCCATTTTTAACGCCGCGGCCTTTTCTAGCAGAGGCCATGCGCCCCACCACAATATCAATTGTGTTGGCACCTTGGGCTCCAATTGCTCCTTTTCCGCTGGCGCGACCGGTGGGGCGATCCGTTCCGAAAGTTATTTGAGCATTGCCTTTGCCTATTTTTTTGGTATTTCTCGCCGGAATAAAAACAGGTGTCGGCTCGGGCACTTCAGTGTGAAAAAAGCCACTATCGCTAGGAGTTTCGTTAAGGGGGTGATTATCCTCCATATACTGCAACCAATCTATTAAAGATTGCTGGCCAGTGGGATCAAATCCTTGAAGATCAAAATATTGTTTGGTGTTTGGCATTATTGTTTGTTAGTCCGATTCGCCTTCTGCTTCGGGGCCCTCTTTATCTATACCGCTTTCCCAGACGGGAGAAGTTGTTTTATTGTCATCGGCCATAATGTTATCCTATATTTATTCTATTGGGGGCGCCACCTTGTGCCTCTGAGAACGCAATGAGGTCAGCGCTGGAGCCGGCTACATTTCTAAAATCAAAGTGGATTGGATCATAATTCGTGCGGAACCGACCGCCCCAGTAAAGGTTTGCTTTCTCTCCCGCAGCAACGATGCCAGAGGAGTGCCACAGCGCTGAACGGGCACGGGATTGTTTTTCGGCTCTGTTTTGTGGGCCCCTAATCGTGACCCCATCGATAGTTGGATTGAAGTCCAGAGCCATACCCCATAAATGAAAGCTCGTTGTACTTGGTCTAATAGTTCGAGAGCCGGCTTCATATTCTGCACGCATTTCAGCACTACGTTGTGGCGTTCGATATACTTGATTTATTCTAATTGTTGCTTGTGCGTCATTCCAAGCATTAAACATAAATGCCTTTATGTAAGGCACAAAATCTGTATGTGCCTGACTAAAGAATGGAGTATGCTGAGATTTATTCGGCAAAGTGGTAGACGCATCATAATTATCCGCTGCTTCCTGGATCCGTGCCGGGGTATTCGGGGTTTGTGGCGCTGGAAGGCCGGCAGCAGGGATGCCAGTACCCGGGGAGCCAACGGTACCAGCGGGCCCGGGCGCATCTTCGAAAAGGCCCTCCAGGGAGGCACAAGCTTCTGGGGCTCGTTGGGTTATGTTTTGTACTCTAGTGTTGGCAATTCTCACAAATTTTCCAAATTGTAAATCATACGCAAATTCGTTGTGATTTAATTCAACAATAATTATATCTCCCTTTTTGATATATTGAAAGTCGTCCGTAGTAGCATTTATATCTGTCACAAAAGAAGTGTGCATCATAACATAAGGAATTGCTTTCTCGGGGCATGCAAGAAAAGCATCGTCGCAAGGATCTGGAAGGAAGGCGTGTGGCGAATTCTCTCCGATAATTCTAGCCTTGAAAATATATTGAGAATAGCCAATTGGGGCGTTGTCCGCTGCAGGTTCGCCGGGGGGGCCCGTGTTTGGGGGCGCACCATAATCAGTTTCTAAAAATAAGGCTCCTTCGGCATCATTTAAAGGAAAAGCATTCGTGAGAGCGCGTGCTTTAAATTGCCTTTTCCCTCCAAAAGCATCGAAACCGATACCTTTTCTAAGAGCGTTTCCAAGCATATCTAGGCCGGCGCCGGATCCTTGAGTTGCTGTCCAATCCAAAAATTCTTTAGACATCTTTCATGCCCTCTTGAATTAAATCAAAAAGATTGGTTTTGTCATTCTCCGATAAACTCTCGCGAGTGCCTTGGGCTTTTTGTCTTAGGCCGATAATCTTTACAAGTTGTTCGTTGGAGCGCTGCATTGTTTCAACGTGCTTAGCTGCTACTGGGCTTAAATATTTATTTTGTTCGGGATCTTTCACAATCTGATTGGCAATTTCATTTAGAAACTCGCGTGCAATCTTTCTATCGTCTCTAATATTAGTTAGAGCTTCATCAATTAGTGTTTCTAAATTTTTTTTGCTCATAATGCTCCAGTATCCCAATCATCTTTAAAGTTGTAATATTTCTTTCGAAACTTTTTGAGAGAATTGACGATCTGTTTGGTGTTTAAACCGGTAATCTCTCGCAAGTATAAATAAATAGCTTTTTTATTAAAAATATCGATATCTTCTTTAGACTCAAATAAGATATTGATAGCCTGAT